GCCTAATAATTCAAAGTCGCGCTTGGTCAGGTGCTCGCAACCCTCATCTTCCATTGCGTCCCTCGCGTAGTTCGGCCTTGACTCGTGGTGATTCGGCCAACAGGATCGCGATAGCTTGCGATTCCGTGTGCTTACCCTGAGCCGCCAGTTTAACGATAGCCCGCTTTATCGACGCGTCCACGCGGGCACTGATTTGCTCTTTTGATGCTGGAAGCTTTGGTCTGCTCATGTCGGTTGATTATAAGGACAAAAAAATACTTGTCAAGAACGAAATAGTTGTAGACAAGTATTATCTAGGTGTGATACAAACTTTAGCCGTGGGGGAGCTTCCCAAGGGGCAGAGCGAAAGGCAAAGGGAGTGCTGCCGTAAATTGCGAACCCAGATTCGCCGCGCTGTCCTTGGGGAGCCATTAAAATGATGAGAGAAGGTGATTATATCAAGACGCAGCACGACACCGGATGTTTTGGTGTGGAACCGTTCTATTCTCGAATCGCCAAAATTAACCGAGTCAATGTGAGGGTGCGAACAGAGAACGGCGACACTGCCACGGTTACTAAAGAATTCGCGCTAAAGCACCTTATAGCGCTGGATGCTTGGCATCCTGAGATATCTCTCGAAAGAGGGTCCAGGATTTGCCGCGCTGCCCCCTCGGGAGGCGGTTAACTTAAATAAACAGGAGATACAGATGCTTAATCGGGAGGCTATCAGCGAAATTGAGCGACTGATGCGCGAACGGGGTTATTCGCGAAGCCAACTAGCGCGGCTGCTGAAAGTCAGCCGTGTGACGGTTACGCAAATGCTCAAGCCCTCGTCAAAAATGTCGTTAGCAAGACTTGAGCGCGTCGTTAGAAAGATGGGCTATACGATCCATCTGAAAATTGAGCCACAACTGAAGCATCGATATTTTGACAACGAATGAACACAAAAGGATCTGACACAAATGATGCTCTACGAACTAGACGACATTGAGAAACAGGCGCTAATGAATCAGGTAGTAAGTCGAGCGCGAGCCGCTCTGAATGATGGCCGACCGCTAACGCTCCTGCGCTGGAAAGAGTTCACAGTGAATGTCACGCTAAAGATTAACCGCGGTTCGCTCGGTGTCAAGTACGAGCGTCAAGGGGAGTTCAGGTTTTGCGCTCTCAATCAAAGAGATGCGATGGCCTATGCTGGCTACCACGTCAAAGGCGCAAAGAGCACGATAGATACAACCCGAATGGTGCGTGTAGTTGATTCAATTTCAGTTTGTTGACAGGAGACGAAGATGACGCCAGAACAAATCAAACAATTTCAGATGAGCGTTGGCACGGCAGCGTGGAAGCTTAACCTAGATAGATTCGCAGATGCTATCAAGATGAATCCAGAGCACGACTACACGCGAGAGAAGTTCAAACAGTTCTCAGCTTTGAATACGGCGCTCAGTCAGTTTGATTGTGACACGCTACAACTCATCATTGAGGCGGGCAAGAAATGATTGGCGAATCTCTTGAGCGATATCACCGAGAACGCGATGCACTGGTAGGCAAGAACGCGGATCACCTTCAGCCTCCAGCGACCTATACGAGAGGCGTAGTGCTTCCAGAAGATATACGCAGCAAGCGGATTTCTCTGCTCGCCGTGGTAATTCGCATAGTGCTCGTGATCTTATTCTTTGGATTATTTGCCTTTGTATTCTTTGTTGGATTAACAGGAAGGGAGTAGAAAACATGTACGGACAATCATGCGAATCACTTAAACGAGAGCGCGACGAGCTCCGTTATCAAGTTGAAGAGTATCGAGCGGAACGGGAGCGACAGATCGAGCGCGAACAAGAAGAGGGTGAGCGGCGTCGGCGACGGCTCAAAGAGGAGATCTCGGAGCGGCTTGCCTCGGTCGATAACTGGCAGCAAGCGTTTTCGTTAGGCATCCCGTTGATTGTTAAAGAAGCGCAGTCAGAAGAATTCGATAACCACAAGTACGGCGACGATCCCGAGTGGCATGTGACGCACTTCTTTAACGACTGGCTAAAACAAGTCCAGCGAGCGCGGGAGATTTACGGCGAAGTTATGGCAGATGTTGAAAAGCAGATCGCCGCGCTCCGGTTGCAAGGACTATCAGCCGTTGCGGATCGTCTCGTGGCGGAATTTGGTGAGATCGAAACCGCGCAAGCGTTCCGTGATAACAGACCCGACTATCTGACCTATTGGTAAACCGAGTGATGCGAGGTAATCAGTGAGCAGACTACTTGATATAGCAATGGTTAGAACAGCCCTTTTTGACGTAATTGATACTGGCACGGAGTGTCTTTCGTCAGACTGTCCACACGGGCACCTATGGATCTTCAACCCACAGGATGAGTCTGACTTGGAAACGCAAAACAGAACAAACTTCGTAGACCGAGTAATCGACCGCATTGAAGATCTGCAATCAAAATGAGAACGGCAAGTATTCCATTATCAGCCTATGCAGAAGCTCGTCAGGGCTCACGCCACTGGAAAGCGTGTGACAAGGCTGCGGATCTCAAGCCTGATGTTGTTCTAATCGGTCGCGTGTACGGAGAGAGATTCTACAGAGTGCAACAAAAGGGTCACGATGCACATGTTGTTCGTAGATGGTGCGATGAGTACGGCGATGAGATGGTGCAGTGCGATTGTGCAGCAGCAGTCATCCCGCAAGAACCAACGCCGTGCCTACATGCTGGAGCCGTCTTGATGTTGGAGCATGGACTATATGCCTAAACGAATTCAGAGAAAGCGGGCGAGGGGCTGGCAGATGCCGCCCAATACGATCTATGTCGGCAGACCTACAATCTTTGGGAATCCGTTCATAGTGGATGATGAACACGATGCGTCTTGGGCCGTTCGTATGTTCCGAAGTTGGCTGAATGGCTTGCCTAACACTGGAGGCGGGCTTCGTAGATTAGCACTACTATCAAGACTCTCAGAACTGCGCGGCAAAGATTTGGCGTGTTGGTGCAAAGAGGGCGAACCCTGTCACGCGGATATCCTTCTAGAACTGGCGAATCAATGAGCGTCCTAACCATTAAGAAAGAAGATGCGCTACCAGATCCGAACCTTGACATTCAGATTCAAGAAGATTGGTCGCGGATGCGGAGCGCCAACGCAGGACGTGAAATCTTGGCTTATAGCGTCATCAGCGATAGCGGGAAAATGTATGAGGCCGAGCTTTTCATTAGCGACGAATTCTCAATGTGCGGATTCTGTTCGTGCCCTGCACGACTTCCTTGTAGGCACTTAAAAGCTGTGCTCGCTGATGTCCTTGATAGACAACCAGACTTTGGAAAGGAAGCAGAGCGGAATGAAACACAACGCAGAAACAGAACCGACGCTGAGTTTGGCTAGGGCACAGCCGCGCACCGCCGATCAGATCGAGGGTGACATTGCGGCGTCCCGCGCCCGCATCCGTGAGATAAACGAGGAGATGTATCATCTTCGCGCAGAGCGAGACACGCTAAACGACTTTCGTTCAGTTTTGCAGGAAGAACTCTTAGAGGCGCTCGGAAGAGAACTAGAGGCCGCAAAGGAATCGCAACCATGACAACTACAGAGACACTAGCGCTAGAGCGCCCACAGCAGGACGAATTTCTTGCCCTCATACAGAAGGTGGCACTGAATCCAGAAATCGATGCTGAAAAGCTCAAGGTAATCGTTGGGTTAAAGCTTCAACTGGAGGATCGCGATGCTGAGAAGGCTTTTGATTCTGCCATGCAAGAGGCACAGAAAGAAGTCCACGCCCTGCGGTGGGACAAAGTCAACCGGGAAAAGAATAGCCGTTACGCCAGTTACCCAAAGATCGACACCATGTTAAAACCCATCCGCGAGAAGTACGGCTTCAGCGAATCCTTTGGCGTTGAGCCGGAACTGCCGGCCCCGAATCTAATGATGATGTACTCGGATGTGACGTACAAAGGGCCGGAGGGGACTCACCGGCGCCGCTTTCATCTGCCAATGTCGATCAGTGGTGAAGGCCCAAAGGGGGGCGGCGTTATGACCGGGGCGCAAGCCGTAGGTAACGGTTGTAGCCTTGGTATGAGGTATCTCGAAAAACTCATCTGGAAGATCCCGATGCTTGTTGATGAAGACGACAACGACGGGAACGCCATCCGAGCGACCATCAGCGAGCCCCAGTTGAAAGTGCTGAACGATCTTTTCAATCGATTAAGCGAAGCAAAACGACTTGAAGTGTTGGCGTACTGGACTACCACCTATAAACAAGAGGTTAAGACCGTCGAAGATGTTCCCTCTGCTCGATACAAACACGCTGAAACGACACTTGCTCGTGCGCTGAATAGCGAGGCAAAAGACAAGTCAGAGCAGAAGGACTGCGTCAACGACATCCAAATCACCACACTTCAGGAAGTGATCGAGGGCATTGGTAAGAACTGTAAAGCAGAGTTTCTGGCAGCATTTGAGATAAAGAAAATCGGGGATCTGCCGACCGCTAAATATCCTGAAAGTCTCAAGTGGCTGGAAACCCAACGGAGAAAGTAGAGGCTATGAGAAGACTAGAGATTACCGAAGAATGGATTAAACGCGGCAGTCAAGCAACGCCGGTTCTTTACCTTGATTTGGATGATACAGTGCGCAAGGGTAAGGCGACACTCGGTCGATTCGTCAACAAAGCCGCAGACGTAGAGGTTTTCCCTGAAGTGCCGGAGATTCTAGCCGCGTATAAACGTGCGGGCTGGCGGATTGTTGCGATCAGCAATCAGGGCGGTGTGGCGCTTGGCTTGCTCAGTATGGAGGATTGCGCAGCGGCGATGATGGAGACGCAGCGACAATGCCGCGGGGCGTTCGATAAGATGCTCTTCTGTACGCACCATCCCGACGCCAAAGACCCTGAATACGCGGTGTGTTGGTGTCGCAAGCCGCGCATCGGCCTAATCCTAGAAGCCTGCCACGCGCTCTCTGCGCAGTTTAATGAGTATTACCCTCCGCACTTGGCCCTACTCGTAGGTGATCGAGCTGAAGACCAGCAGTGCGCAGAGAACGCCAACGTATGGTTTGTGGATGCGGCGCAGTGGCGTGGTGGCAGATGGAAAGAATTCGCTCTAACCACAGGCTACACTACCATCGACGCAGGAAAGCAGGCATGATCACACCAGACTGCGGCTGCAAAGAAAACGAAGACGGACTCGTAACGGAGTTTTGCCGCCCCTGCGGTATGAATCTCGATCAGGGGAGTGAGCCTTGGGGCCGTGCGAGAATGGGATTTTTGACTGGCAGCCGTATCAGCGATGCCTTTGCAAAGAATCGACAAGGAACAGGGCCAGGCATCACGCGACTGAACTATCAAGCAGAATTGGTTTGTGAGCGTCTCAACGGGTTCGCCTATGAAGGTTTTCAGAACGCCTACACAGACCGAGGCAAAGAGGAAGAAGATGCGGCGGTTAATGCCTACAGTCTCTTTGTCGCACGTGGCCTTGAAGTTAAGCCGATCGGGTTCGTCCAGCATGCGAGCATCCCGCACTTCGGTGCCTCGCCAGATCGCGCCGTGGGCGCAGTCGGACTGCTGGAAGTGAAGAATCGAAAGACAAACATTCACTTCGATCTCCTGAGAAGCCTCAAAGTTCCGACCGGCGATGTTGACCAAGTGCTGACCGAACTCGCCTGTGCCGAATGGGCCGAGTGGTGCGATTACGTCAGCTACGATTC